TCGAGGCAGATACAGACCAGTGACCGTGACCGGGCCTGTAATCACATACGAGTCGATAAACTCGACCTGCCCTCCGAGGTGTTGGACTGTGTAGTTCTCCGGGTCGACCACCACACCATTGTCCTCAATGACCACGGCATCAGCAGCGAGCGGACTCCAGACGTTCTTGACAGGGTCTGTCGTGAAACACACCTGTGTGCCAGCACGTCTTGTCATGGGCTCATCTGTCATGGCCACACCACCTGAAGGGAGTGCGATAAACGCGCGTTTTTTGTAACCTGCCGTGGTCATTGCGTACCTCTAAAAGCTCAGGAAAACAGGGTTAAGATTAACTGCCAGGATGCCTTACGCTGCGCTCGGAGCGCTGATGGACTCCAGGTTGTAGGTAATGGTCTCCACGCCATCGAGGTCACCGCCAAGATCAGAAGACAGGACAATGAAGCGAGCCTTGCGACGTGCCACACCATTGCGCATGAACCTCACCCACAACTTTGCAGCATCGCCGCTTGCATCAGCCGCAGCCGTGGCGAGCACCTGACCAGGATCGGTAGGCTTATCAATGCACTCGTAGCTCACCGAGTTATCCCAGCGCCCAGGGATGCGATCCACGTAATCATTCCCTGCCGTACTCGCATCAATGGAGCCTCGTGACTGTGGGAATGTGGGTGCTGTTTTCATGTGTCCGAGAAGGGTCCAGTTTGTGGCACCATCCACGGAGAGTTCAATTGTGTCCTTGAATCCACCTGTTGCATCACTCATCTCTAACTCCTTTTACTAAAGGTCTTTATGGTCAAGTTGATGGCGAGGTAATCTCGCCCTCGTTTGTCTCTTCGCACGAAGAAGGGTGTATCGGCGAAACAGGCATAAATACTGCCCCCAAGCTCCTTCTTGTGGAGTGCGCTACACACCTGTTCTGCCTTGTGCCTGGTAGCTGTGTAGCCATCCTTCTTTCCTCGCACCGTGACCTGCACACGCACTGTGCCGAGGTCATGCGCGTCTGGCCCTGCCAGTGGCTCAAGGAACCCGCCCGCAGCCTCAAGCGCGCCGATCGCGGCCTCGGGGTAGGGTCCACCGTCCCCCAAAGGCCCCTCAAAGAGATCCACGCCGCGCAAGCCAAAGAGTAGCTCTTCAAGCCTGAGCGTAATCAACTCTTCAAGCGTAGGGTTGACGATGATCTGTGGACCGTCCACGAGCTGCGGGATCGACGGCATCACACACCTCCCCTCGGGTGAGCCGGATACTTGCCAGCAGTCCAAGTTTCACGCCTGAGGATGGCGCGCTCCGCTCTCTTGATCACGAGGTGCAAAGCTCCTCTAGCTTCTTTCAGGATCGCTTTTTCAAGGAACTTTGCCTCGCCCTGCTCATGTGATGCGCTTGTGTCTTCATGCACATAAGGCGCGTGTGGCGCTCCATACCCCATGCAGAACAAGCCTCCTGATGGCTTGCTGATAAACGCACTCTCCTTGAGGTCTCCTGTGTCAACGGGCACAAGCATCTGGCTAAAGTCCATAATGCGCTCAGCAAGCCAGTAAAGCGCAACTTCCACTGCTTCGGGAATCTCCACGCGAAACTGCATAAGCTTCATCTCAAGCTTGCGTGTACCGCTCACCTTAACGCTCATTCCAATCATGCACACACCGCCTTGTAGTAGACATCTCCTCGAAAGCCCCTCCTCGATTCTGGGTGAATGACGACAAGCGCATTGTCTGCAATGGTCTCGACGCCATCGATCCAGACACGTGTGTGCTCTGGCAGCTCCACGACAGTGGCAACATCGATGGAGCCCACGAGCTCATCACCGTCGATGGTGCGCACCACGGTCTGCTTCCTGCGCACCGCTGCTGTGGTGGTCTGCACCTCGCCATACGCGAGGCTGTTCCCATCCAGAGCAGCAGGCAGCGCATAGGAAATAATGTCGGGCATCATTCGTGACAACCAACTCATGACCACCTCCTGTAGGTCTGTACGACCTCCGAGACAATCGACGGCACAGACTCACTGCTCTTGCGATAGGACACACGAGCATCAAGCAGTCCCTCGCTACTCACGCGCTGATCCACTCCCCTGTCGTGATAACTCTGCACTGCCAGCGCAAGCACAGCCTCCTCGATGTCATAAGGGAGTGTCCTTGTGAGAGTATCGTCATCCTCGACCATCTTCGGAGTGATATACCCCGCCGAATATGTCACGAGATATGCAGGGCGAGCTGTCCCCTGAACCGATTCAAGCTCCACGCCCTGCCTCCTGGATGTATCCACCCAGAGGAATCCATCGGCGTGCACAATGCCAGTATCGGGCTCGACCCTGTAACAGTCAGAATCAATAACAATGTCATCCAGTTCGATCGATGCGATGGACACCACTGGAGTGCGAGCCAGCACGATGCGTGATGTCCCGTGGCCTGTCACATGCTCGGCAACTTCCTCAAGACCAAAGCACACCACACCACACAACGACTCAAGGCGAGCAGAAGCACGCTGAATGAGTCGCTCAAGGTATGAGTTCTCAGCATCACTGACGATACCGAGCTCATCCTTGAGCACTGTTAATGTGGTGAGAGGTACGGTGGTCATCTAGTTACTTGCTCTTCTTCGAGGTGGTTTTGGTATCTGTCTTGTCTGCCTGGTCAGTAATCGCCTTGTTTTGCGACGGGGCATCTTCCGGCTCAATGAACTCTGCGATGCCCTGGTCAACCAGCTTCCTGGCGACATTGGGAGCAAAGCCTGCCACTTCATTGACGTTATAAGGTGTGTGTGATTTCAGGAACTTGATGCGCTTCATGTGACTGCCTCGTGTATTGAATGAACGAAAAGAACCAGCGCTCCGCAGGGAGTCGAACCCTGAAATAGCCAACCTCGGAGCTTGTTGTGGTATGGCCTAGTAAGTTACACCTGTGCGCTTGGCGAACGCCTTCTTACGGCGCAGCAGAAGGTCAACTTCGACGATGAGTCTGATCAAGCTCTGGTCATTCTGGAAGGTGTTGTATTGTGTCCCGCCCACGTCGTAGCTTGCGGTGTTTGAGGTGTCGATTTGAGGACGCAACGTGTCCCCGATCAACGCCTCATTGAAATCCCCGTAGTACATTGAGCCCTCATTTGAGCCAGCTCCGAGGTTCACAGGAATGGATGCTGTATCAGCCACAGGCGCATTAAAGAGCATGCCAGCGCGCAGTTCCTGCTGGTAAATGGGGTAACCATCCGCAGTACGAACCTTCATCAACCCAAATTTTGTACGCATATTCATCATCCAGCCAGGCGATACAGCCTGGCCAGCAGGAAGGTTGGAGTGCACAAGATACTGCATATCAAGAAGGTCATTCTCGACATCAGCAAGTGTCGCCCCTGTAATGGCCTTCTTGTGTGTGGCTTCCATCTGAGTATCAATGCCAGAAGGCTTGCCCACACCATCCCCTCGGATAAATGCAGCATCCACACCAACAGCGGCAACATTGGTGATGTCGTCCGTGATAATTTGCTCAATGCCACTTGGACCACGTCGCAGGAAGTCATTGGAGATCGGCACAAGAATCATGCCCTTGTATACCTCAAGACTTTCCTTACCAAACTGCTGCTCGCTCACTGTACCGTTGGCATTCTCATCAACCCAATAGAATGTGGCCGACTGCGTCAGCTTGCCGATGGCGAGCTTACCACCCTGCGGCATGGGAACAATGCGAGCTCCAAGCTGGCGCACGACCACCCGAGAGTACACAGCGCCGATAAAGTCATCTGCAAACTCTTCCGGGATCAGGATGCCGCCTGATGCAGACACGCTCACAGAAAGTGCGCGGGCAACCTCGGGATAACCAGCCTTCTCTGCCATGTCTGCCATGCTCTTCAGAGGAACATTGTCAATCTGAGCACGCTGAGCAAGTGCGATGAAGAGCGCCCCTCTGATACCAGTAAAGGCCCCTTTTGACTTTTCACGGAATGACTGCCCGGATGAAAAGAGCAACTGGCGCATCTGAGCACGTTCCGCTCTCAGCTTCTCGGACTCACTCTTCTTCTGCCATTCGGCATGATCCTTCTTGAGACCTTCCACGCTTTCACGCATCTTATCTTCAAGCCCCAGCTCACCCACTGTTTTCTGGACACGCTCATCAATGATTTGCTCAAATGTTTTTGAGTCCATCTCGATGACCTGTCCCTCTTGTCCTTCCTGTCCTTCCATTTGTGCTCCTACTTGGAAAATCGCACGCGCGTGCGAGGTTGTTTAAGGCGGAGCACAAATGGCTCGCCCATTTTGAATAAAGCAGATTTTGGTGATGTAGACTGGTGAGCCTTCTCGACCTCCTGGTAGACAGGAGAATCTTTTGGTTGCTCATCAAGGAATTGCTCCCAGATGCCGCGCATTCTCTTCATGAGGTCAGCATCCTTGACCTGAAGCGCATGTGGATTTGCAGGAATAGGAACACACGAATACTCAAGCAGCTCCCATTCCGTGATGATGTACCCACCCAGCTTTTCGTCCCACGTCCAGTCAAGCGGGATGAAGCCAATGGATGTGGCATTCATGAAGCCATTTTTGTAGGCAAGGAAGAAGCTGTTCGCGACCTCCCCCCACCAGCTCCCCAGAGTCTCGACGCTGCCAAACTCGGCAATAGATAAAATCCTGGATGACTCCTTGATGAGCTTATTACTCTTGGCCACTGGCATCCTGTTTCTGGAGTCATGAAACGCCAGCACAACAGGGTTCTTTTCGTAGTTTTCAGTCTTACCACCTGTGGACAGGATGATGTCATCGTACCTGTCCACATCTGTCGTAGTGATGATGAATGGAACTTCGCGCTCACCCAGCTCCACACCCTCAATCTCACGCACGCACGAGGAGAGGTTAAGAGTCTCAATGCGTGCACTGCACTCCAACATCTCACGAGTTTGCTCAATGGAACGTTTTTGCATGATCATGCCGCACCTCTTATAAGCCTTAGACGCACCTTACTCCCCTTTGGCAGTGCGAATGTTTTACTGTCATCAATCACTGCTCCCATGGGGAGGATCTGAACATTGCCGCGTGCTATTGCGATGTCATCACCACCCTGAACAGGAGGCAGGCCAGCCGCAGCACGGATTTCGTTTCGAGTGAAGTGATGCGGGTGCACCTTCATCAGCTCTTGTTGTGCCTTACTGTCTTTCGGAGTGGGATCAACATAACCCATCTCATACCCCTGAAGATTCAGGCCAAGAGATGTGATCATGGGAAGGAGTCGCTCGTTTATCTCTTCCTCCAGGAAGGAAAGTCGAGGGTTCAGGACGAGCTCAGCCAGAATAGCAAGCGCTTCCTTGATGGTTGCCCTGTTCGACTTCTCAATGTCCCCGACGAGCTCTGGCGAGATCCCATAAAGCTGCCTGATTGCATCGCCAGACCGCTTCTCGATTTCGGTAATGGTGAGATCCTTCATCGCGGGAGTGAGCTGATGAAATGACATTCTGGATTGATCTGGCCCGCCCACAACATGAACGCCATGAGACTTTTCAACCCCCTGGTGTTTGTTGCGGAACCCTGCCTCGAAACGAGCACGCATCGTCTCTGGCATTCCTGGAGCATGAATCACGAGCCCTGGAGTAGCATCGTTGTAGAAGTACGCCTTGACAAACTTGCCTGCATACTCGGCTTTTTCAGCATCATCCGCAGCGCTCAAGCCTGTGCCCACAGCTCGACCATATGGATCGGACACGGAGTGGATTCGAAGCCACAACATCTCGTGCTCGCCGTATACCTCCTCCGTACCGCTCACAGGATAACGAACCCTGAATTGCTGACTGCCATCTGTGCGCCCCTCCACCGTAACCCAGTGTGGAGGAATGGGGTACAGCTCCACCTCACTTGAGCTGACCACCACAGGACGAATGAACGCCTCATCCTGAATCCGCAGCCACTTTTCAAGCAGCGCGCGCATACTTCTGCCGCTCATGTATGGGTTTGGCTTTGCCCAGGCACGCACAAGAGAATCGCTCTTACTATCGACCTCTTTCCCATTCTTGAAAACTTTCCACTTCACACTGGCAGAGCGAACAGCAATGAGGTCCACAACCTTTCGCAGCTCATCATTGCGCTCATACAGATCGAGCAACTCCCTGCTACTAAGAGCAGGCGGCTGACGCCATGCACCTACCCTCTCCCTGTCAGGAGAGGATGGCTCAGCTTGTTGCTGAAAGCCGAACAGGTTTTTTAATGAAGAAAGGATGCCCACGAGTACTCACGCTGCTGCGTTGCGTTACTCTCCGTGGCATCCTGCGCTTGGAGTGAAATATTTACACTAGAGAGTATATAGACCTGAACTTTTGTCAAGATGTTTTCAGTAAGAACGCTCAGGATACCCACCAGCCTTGTTTGTCCTTGCACGCAGCATACCCGCCGCTCACACCGTCGACCTGGTCACGCTTGCCATGAGGGAAGCTCTCCAACTCGGACAAAAACGTGTCAAACCAGTCGGGCCTGCGTCCACTCTCCTCACGGACGAGGTAGACGCGGCCTTGCTCTGCGAGTGGGAGCCATCGCCCAGCCCTCACGCTTTTTGAGCCAGTGGGGCGATCCATACGCACTCGAAAGCCTGCAAGGTGCGTTGTCTGGTAGTCGTGTGCCGCCTCACTCCCTGTAGCTCCCCCCTCCTGCTCAATCCACTGCTCAACATCAAGCCCATCGCGCGTAGCGTAGCCACGCATCCATGCGCGCTTGCGGCTCCCGTGTAGGCGAGCATGCGCCATATCTCGAATGTAGAGCGAGTCAGTGCCGTGCTCGTCTGTATAAAGTGCCACCTTCGGGCCTGCTGTCCAGTCGGGGTCAGGGTTCTTCTCGTGGGGTTCTGTATCGGCAAGATCCCAGTAGCGGAGCCAGATGAGGCCCTCTGGCAACTGTGCTGGGTGAATACCATCCCTGTCGATGCGGTGATGCTTGAAGATACCTTCCTTCGCCGTCACGTTCCAATTACCTTTTTCAAGCTTCTCGTTCTCAACATGTCCGAGAAGTTTCAGGCGGTTGCGATAGCCCGGATCCTTCTTCAGGAGCTCCGTATTGTCTTCAAGACTTGATGCGATGAAGGTGAAAGATGTGTAGAGAGGGTGTGGCTCATCTCGCCATACGATCTTATCTCCCTCCTTCGTAAAGTAACGAATTACACCGCTGCGTTCGGGAATGGCGTAACCTGTCACAGGGTCGATCCACCAGTCTAGCAGTTGGCGCACCCAACTAGCCGCGTCAGGGTTAGTCGACGCGCGCATCCACGGATCCCACTCGGACTCAGGAGAGCGCAAGCGGGAGAACATGTACCACACCTGAAATTGCTCGAATTCCGTAATCTCATCAAACGCGATCCACGTATACTGAGCCCCCTTGTGGCTCTCAACGTCCTGAACGTGTTGAAGATGTGAAAACTGAATGGTTGCGCCAGAAGGAAAACGCCACTCAATACGAGGGCTTGTGACAAGCACACCTCCCAACAACGGATAGAGTTTCTTCGACTCGTCAAGAAGCCCTCCCGCGTTAGTGATATTGGGCATTACTCGCCTAAAGATCACCCCGCGAAAGTTCGGATCACTTACCCCTCTAGCACCATCGAGAAGAATACCAAACGTCTTGGCGCCACCAGCAGCCCCACCATACACAACGAATGTTGCACCACATGAAAGAAATGCCTCTTGTGGCCCCTTCAATGGCCGAACCACAGTCACTTCTTCTGCCTCCCATTCTCAGGAAGATAGAAGGTCACGCCTCCAGACAGATCGATTTTTTGCTCGATCTTCTTTATAAACATGCCCTTCGCCCTTGCTGCATCACGCAGTGCAGTCAGTCTATCGCTATAGCTAGCATCTGAGTCGCGTGCTATCTCACACCAAATACGGTGAATATCCTCCTTCGAAAGGGTCGAACTTGACTCCTCAATTGCAGATTCAAGCTCCTTGATACGTTCTAAAATGTAAGGTTTTGTAAGGTTTTCACATCCTTGCACACGCGGAGATTTATAATTTGCTCTTCGTGCTGCTTCGGTTGCATTGCCTTTAGCCTCACCTACATATGCTCGACAAAATGCCTCCTGTTTATGCGTAAGTTTCATACCCTCTCCAGCTTCATCTCTTCCAGCGCATCCACACACACCGTAAGGCGACGCCCCTGCGCCCCCTCCTTCACGACCTTACCCTCTACAAGTGCATCACCAAGGCGCACCATACCAGGAACCGCCAACGCAACAAGCTGCCCACGCCAGCGCCAGAGTGATAGCTCTGCCTCAATCATCTCAAGCGCAAGCAGCTCGTCACCCAGGCGCACTCCATCACCCGCTCTCAGCGTCGTACACCAACAGCTCACTCGCCCTCCAACTGCTGACTGATTTGCTCCAAAATGCCTGACAGCTCATCAATCTGGCGTAAAGCATCCACACATGCCCTGGCAAAGACGCAGAGCACATGAACAAAACCACGAGCCAACACAGCAACATCATCGCTGCGAATCACCACACCCTCCACGACATATACGAGCTCGCCATAATCATCTATAAGCTGCTTAACCTGCGACACCACTCACCTCCTTACCTTCAACAACTCAATCTCCACACGCTGCTCCACAATCCTGTTTCGCAGTCGTCCACACTCTCTGATTAGAGATTTACAACTCTCTGGACTCAACGCCCCGCCACCCTCCAGCAGCTCACGCAACTCATCAAGGTCACAGTGAACGGCCACTTCCAGTTCTGGCAAAAACCACTCCCAGGAACGGTCTGGCCTA